GTGGGTATTTGACAAAAAGAAGTTTTCACATTTATTGCCAGCAAAAAATTTGTATGATATCAACATTATCTTTTTTATAACAGATGGTAATGTAGAAGACTACAGTGAATATGACACAAAGGCTCATAGATTTTATAAACAGAAGTTCAACGGTTATAGCAATTTGAATAATGTAATACCATTGACTCGTCATTTGGAGAAGTTTGAACAAATGTGTGTAGAGTCTTTGAAAAGAGTCAAAAATATACGCTTAGATGGTAGTTTCGGTGATTTGAATGGTATCATAACAGAAAACCTCCAAGTACTTGAATATAACGGTTTAAAAGTGAATGTAGACACCTTTAATGAACACTTTAAGGACAAGAATGTAAAGGTGGTCAATGACTATGTATATACGCAATATAATCTATATACATCTACTGGACGACCCAGCAACAGATTTGGTGGAATAAATTACAGTGCCATGAATAAAGAGTCTGGGTGTAGATCTTCTTTTATTAGCCGGTACGGTGACGATGGAATGTTGTTTATGATTGATTATAGTGCATATCATCCTCATCTGGTAGCCAAGTTGATTAATTATGAATTGCCTCACAATGCGTATGAATATTTGGGACAATCTTACTATGGAAAAGAGAACTTGACGGACGAAGAAATAAAAGCGTCAAAGAATCTTACCTTTCAGTGTATGTACGGCAACATTCCAGATGAATTATTGGAAATACCATTTTATAGTAAAATGAAACAATATATTGACCATCGCTGGAATTTCTTTGAGAAATATGGATATGTAGAAACTCCGATTTTTAAACGTCAAATTACTAAAAATCACATCAACAATCCATCGCCGAATAAATTATTTAATTATATTTTACAGGCAAGTGAAACTGAATTTGGAATACAATCACTTGCACAAGTCAATCAATATCTAAAAGATAAAACTACCAAGGCTATATTGTATACTTATGATAGTATATTGTTTGATGTACATAAACAAGATAAACGGGACACGTTGTTGCATATAAAATCACTGATGGAAAACAACAAACAGTTTCCTGTAAAATGTTATGTCGGTACAAATTATAACAATATGACCAAAATAAATTTATGATCAATATCACCAACAGTTATATTAATTTCGTTGATTGTCGGAAGACTTATGACGACTTTTTGAAAGAGGTCAATTTTCAACACCGCGAAAATGATGATGCAATCAATCCATATCTAAAAATCACTACAAATGGTAAAGTGTTTGTATTAAAATCTGAATGGGAAAATTCTCCTAGTAATTTGGATTTGACTGCAATCGGATTGCCTGCAAAATGTAAATATGTATGGAGAGGGTCAGAGCGAGTTGTATATGCAAATGATACAAAAGTCTATAAAATTCAACAAAGATTGGATAATGAGACAGATGAACAGTTTGAACAAAAACTATTGAAGGTACAACAAACAGTTAATTTTATCAAACAAAAAGTTGATATAATAAATCAAAATGGAGGAGTTCCCATTGAATATGTGATGGCAAATGATACATTTCAAAATATATTGAAACAACATAAGATGGCTCCAAATTTACCATTTGACGCAAAATATGTGGAAAAATATGACGCATTTTATATATTTTATAAATTGAATGATGTTGGTGTTACATTTCATCCAAGTGGAATTATAGAACAAAACTTGATTGATAAACGAACCGTTTTGGGATCGGGTGCTCAACATTTACTAAATTCAGATCCCAATAAATATGGTATAAGCAATACGGTTTCTTCTAACAATTTTCCCATTTTTGCAACAACTGGAGAATTGGGAAAAACGGTTGATTATTGTGAAAAACTTAATAACTATCTAACCAATGTATATCAATGGAAGACGGATTATATGACTCTTGGAAATTTTATGTTTGATGAGTCTAAAAAGATAGTATATCTGACAGATTCGGTATATATCAATAATAGTCAATAATATTACAAACTTACCATAATATTTATATATTTATATGGTAACATGTTAATTTTAGATTATATATCGTCAACCACTCTTATGATAAAGTCATAAGGGTTTCCTTCTTCCAAAAAGTATGAATTTACAAGATTTATTAGAACAAGTTTGTGTGGACACAAGAATCCAAGACGGTATTTTTTCTTTGGAAAAGGACGATCACTTAGATATATTACAAGAATACTTACAACACCAGTGCGGTCTATCATGGGATCAAACTCTACTATTAAGAAATTGTATTGTTGAAGGTAAATATCCTGAACGTCAAGCATACAATGTCAACGGATTATTGGTAACATTTCCAACACCCGAATATAAACAAAAAGCCATTACCCGTGGAACTCATTTTGAGGAAAATCCTAAAAAGGCACAACAAGCGGCGGCTGTAAATATTTTTGATAAAGAACCAGAACCTCAAGCGGCTGTACCAGAAGAAAAACCTGCCGATCAACCAGATCCAGTTTCAACTGATGCAACCGTTCCGACTGTTCAAAGTGAACCCATAGAAAAAGATCAACCAGAACCAGAACCAGAACCAGAACCAGATCTTAGAACTCCACAAGAAAAACAACAAGATGCTGAAGTTGTTCAAAAGATTTTAACAACTGAATATTCACTAGAAGAAGCCGTTTCAAATAATTTTTATAACAAACACGGAACTTGGTATACTTCCGAAGGAGAAATAGTCGGCAAATCTAGATATGTAGAAAATTTGGGCAAAGTAATAATCATTAAAAGAAAATGAAAAGACAACTTCTTTGCACTTTCAGTACAATCGGTGAGTATAAGTCATTACTGACTACTCTTAGAAATTTTTATATTGTAGCTGGAAATAAATTCTTTTTGTTCAATAACACAAAGTCTACTGATTATGTTTTTTTAACCTACAATGTGGAAGTGCCAGATGGTTCAAGATTTCCGAAATTTCCAAACACGATTGGATTGCACAGAAAAAAACAAACCAATACATTATATACCCTTAATGCTATGAATACATTAATAGCAGAAGAAAATGGTGGTGTATTTGATAATAAGTTTCAATTGGATTGGGGACTGTATTCCAACTGCCTTATTTTAACTGGTGAGGTATCGGTTAGAATAATTCCGATAAAACTTTGTGATATAATTAGTTGATGTTTTTACCATAACGGGTTATAGTTATACGTGTATTAGTTATATACACGGTTCGTGTGGACCGTTTAATTAATAATTAAAACACTTAACAAATAAATAATAAATACTTATGGCATTAAATCTGTCTCTAATTAAAAACCGTTTGAATAGTCTTTCAAACGCAAGTCAAAAAACTAATTATACTTGGAAGCCGAATCCCGGCAAGCAAGTTCTTCGTATTGTTCCTTATAAGTTTCAACCTGATAATCCGTTCATTGAGTTGAAGTTCCATTATGGAATCAATAACAAAACGTATCTAAGTCCCGATTCGTTTAATCGTCCTGATCCGATTGTTGAATTTAGCAATCGCATGAAAAAGACCGGAAATAAAGAAGACTGGCAGGTTGGTAGAAAGATGGAACCCAAGATGCGTACTTATGTACCTGTGTTGGTTCGCGGTGAAGAAGATCAAGGTGTAAAGTTTTGGGGATTTGGTAAGAATGTGTATCAAGAATTGATGGGCATTATTACCGATGAAGATTATGGTGATATTACGGATCTTGTAAATGGACGCGATATTGTCGTTGAGTTTAGAACGGCGGAGGAATCTGGAAAGAATTTTCCGGAAACCACAATTCGTCCCAAGCCAAATTCGTCACCGGCAATTGATCCATCCAAAAAAGATATCTTAACAAAACAAGCGAATATTCTTGATTTGTTCCAAGAACCGACATATGAAGAACTCAAGGCAGCAATGGAAGCTTGGTTGAACCCAGAAAATGCAGCTGAAACCGGAACAGTAGTAGGAATTACTGACGATGATGGTACTGCTTCTGGTCCTACCGATTCAAGCCCAATTGTTTCTGGTACTCCGGTATCAACATCTACCAAAACACAAAAATCGCCATCGGCGGTTGCAGCAAAAGCAAATACAGAAGACTTGACAAAAGCTTTTGATAATTTGTTCAACAGTTAAAATAACTGTACAATATTGGGTGGTAGTATATGATGTGTACTGCCACCCTAACTGTTTATATTATTATTTATGAAAAAGAAATCACAAGTTACACAAATGGAAGCTCCTCCGAGAGACGAATTGGTTGAATTATTGGCCAATGAATTAAACAAAGCAAATAAGGATGGTGGTAAAATCGCTTATTTTTTGGACGAACAAGAAAATCCTGCTGAAATATCCGATTGGATCAGTACCGGATCATCTATGTTAGACTTAGCTATTAGCAATCGTCCTCACGGCGGCTTGCCTGTAGGAAAAATGGTTGAATTTAACGGCCTTGAAGGAACAGGAAAGTCCTTGTTGTCAGCACATGTTGTTGCGGATACGCAAAAAAAAGGTGGAGTCGCTGTAGTTATTGACACGGAAAATTCGGCAGCACCTGAGTTCTGGAAAAGTTTGGGGGTCAATCTATCTAAATTATTGTATGTTCAATGTGAAACTGTTGAAGATATTTTTGAAAAGATGGAACAGATGATTTCAATTGTTCGCAAGAGCAATAAAGACCGTATTCTTACTATTATTGTAGACAGTGTTGCGGCAGCTAGTACCAAAGTAGAATTAGAAAGTGACCACGGTAAAGATGGTTATGCGACTGGTAAGAGTATCATCATCTCAAAGGCGATGAGAAAAATTACCACTATGATTGGACGCCAAAAAGTGTTGATTATATTTACAAATCAATTGCGTCAAAATCTAAATGCTATGGCATTTGGAGACAAATACATTGTATCGGGAGGAAAAGCACTTGCATATCATTGTAGTGTTCGTGTTCGTTTAAACAACACTGGCAAGCTCAAGAAAGATGAAGAAGTAATTGGAAATGTGTGTAAAGCCGTTGTTGTAAAAAACAGAATGGGTCCGCCACAAAGACAAGCAAACTTTGACATCTACTTTGACAGTGGTATTGCTGACTATAGTAGTTGGGTCAAGGTGTTAAAAGATAACGATTTGATTAAACAAGGTGGTGCTTATTATACGTACAAAAAGGACAACGGAGAAGAATGGAAGTTTCAATCCAAGGATTTCGTGTCCACATTAAAGACTGATGCTGCTTTGAATGAAGAAATTTATTTGAAGATTTGTGACGAGGTTATTATGAAATATAAAGATCCCAATAGTCAAATCGTAGAAGATGCGGTGGTTGATGTAGGAGAAGATGTTGTTGTAAGCGAGGAATAAAATGAGCAATATAACCGACAGCGAAAAGCGTCGTTTATTTAGTTTATTTGATCAAATTAAACCGTCGGATAGAGTTGAGGGTCTTAATCGGACCCTCAACTCGGAGGTTTTGATCGTAGACTTTATGAACACTTTCCTAAGAGCATTTATGGCAAGTCCACAAATGAATGGAAATGGTAATCATACGGGTGGCATTGCTGGATGCTTAAAAAGTATTGGTTATGCAGTAAAATTAATCAATCCAACCAGAATTGTTATAGTTTCAGACGGAAACGGTGGATCGTTAAAACGTCGTAAGATTTATCCACAATACAAAAATGGTCGTAAGAGTAAAATTCGTCTTAACAGATCATATGATGAGTTGAGTGATGCTGACACAGAGCAAAAAAATGTAAAAGTTCAATTATTTAAAACAGTTAAGTATTTGGATACGTTGCCAGTAACAACTATGGCAATAGATAATATTGAAGCAGATGATACTATTGCGTATTTGGCCAAACAATATTTCAAGGACAGCAACGTGACCATCATGAGTGCTGACAAAGACTTTCTTCAACTTGCAAGTGACAAAATTAAAATATGGAGTCCCACCAAGAAAAAGATGTATGGATGTGCAGAAATATTGACTGAATATGGAATCAGTTGTTCAAATTTTATTAATTATCGCGTCATGGAAGGTGATACTAGTGACAATATTGATGGAATACAAGGAGCAGGTCTAAAAACCATATTGAAATGTTTTCCTATACTTACAG